CCTGTTCTCAAAATATAAGTCAGGAGTTAAGAGATGAGAAGATTAGCAACGCCAAAGATAAGGCAAAAGAATTCCAAACGGCGTACGACAATGCTACGGAACAAGAAAAGAGTGTTGGCGATACAATCGAGGGTGTTAACGTTCACCTAACAGAAATGAGAAATAATCAGAGTACTATCAACTCAAACAATAAGATGATAAAGACTCTGCAAAAAGAAATATCAGAAATTGATAAGGACCTGTCAAGTACTGCGATTGCAGACTTACAACAGGCTCGAACAGATTTAGATACCTTGAATAAGGATAAAGATAAGACGACTGAAGATAAACTGAATGTCTTTGATATGTATTCTTATAATCAAGTTATCGGCGAGTTACTTAAAGATACTGGTATAAAGACGAAAATTATCAAACAATATCTTCCAGTCATTAATAAATTGACTAACCAGTATCTTCAAGTATTAGACTTCTTTGTACACTTTGACCTAGACGAATCGTTTAAAGAAACTATTCGTTCAAGACACAGAGATGATTTTAGTTACGACTCATTCTCTGAAGGCGAGAAACAAAGAATCGACCTTTCTTTATTGTTTACTTGGCGTCAAATTGCCAAAATGAAAAACTCTGTATCAACAAATCTATTGATACTTGATGAAACATTTGATTCAAGTCTTGACTATGATGGTGTAGAGAATCTATTTAAGATACTTCATACACTACCAGATGATAGTAATATATTTGTGATATCACACAAAGGAGATATTCTTGATGGCAAATTTGACGACAAGATTGAATTTCATAAAGAGAAAAACTTTAGTAAAATAAAAACATATTTACAAAGTGAACAATAACTGTTATAATAAGAGAATTAATTTAAGGAGTATATTATGGAACTAAATGAAAACGTTCTTCAGGTATTGCGAAATTTTTCTACCATAAATCAGAACATACTGATTAAGCCTGGTAATGAAATTAGAACTATATCTGAAGCAAGAAATGTTTTGACAAGGGCACATGTTGATGTTGAATTCCCTAGTCAATTCGCTATCTATGATTTGAACCAGTTTATTAGTGTTCTTTCTCTCGTAGATAAACCAAATCTAGAGTTTAGTGAAAACTTTGTAACAATCAAAGATGCAAGTGGTTTATCAGGTGTTAAGTATTTCTTTTCATCACCAGATACTATTACTACTTCAGAAAAAGATATTACTATGCCAGAGGCTGAAGTTAAGTTTACACTAGATGAAAAAACACTATCTAAATTAAGAAGCGCTTCATCAGCACTTGGTTATAGAGATTTAATTATTACTGCAAAAGGTGGTTCAATAAATCTATCTATATCAGAGAACGACAATGCAACTGCAAACTCTTATAACATTGATGTTGCAGGTAGTTGTGATTCTGAAAACTTTAAGTTCATACTAAATATAGAGAACTTGAAAATAGTGGCAGGTGATTATGATGTAAATATTTCTTCTAAATTTATATCAAACTTTAAAAATAAATCAAAAGATATCCAATATTGGATAGCACTTGAAAAAACATCTAATTATGGAGGATAATGATGGCAAAAGATAAACCAGATGCACAAGTAGAACAATTAGTAAATCTTGCAAACAGAGTATCAAGAAGTTCTATTGCAGTCGTTGATGCAGTCGCACAACGTGGTGGTTTCAAAGGCGAGGAGTTTTCAACTATTGGCGCCTTAAGAGACCAGTGTGTTCAAATGATTCAAATCATTGAATCAAGAGAACAACAAGACGCTATGACTGTTGAAGATTAATAATTTTATGATAAGAACTATATTATGTCAAGTGAATTTTTGTGGGTCGAGAAGTATCGACCGAAGAGAATATCTGATGTTATTCTACCAGATAATCTCAAAAATACTTTTATCAAAATTGTTGAAAACAAAGAAATACCTAATATGCTCTTTACAGGTGGTGCTGGCCTCGGTAAAACTACCGTCGCCAAGGCCATCTGTAATGAACTACAATTAGATTATCTTTTAGTCAATGGTTCCGAAGAAGGTAACATTGACACATTAAGAAACAAAATCAAACAGTTTGCAAGTACTGTATCACTTCAAGGTGGTTACAAAGTTGTTATACTAGATGAAGCAGATTATCTTAATGCACAGTCAACTCAACCTGCATTGAGAGGATTCATTGAAGAATTCTCAAACAATTGCAGATTCATTCTAACTTGTAATTTCAAGAACAGAATCATAGAACCACTACACTCTCGTTGTAGTCTGTATGAGTTTAATACAACTAAAAAACAAATGGTCAATCTTGCAGGTCAGTTTATGGATAGAGTTTCAACTATTCTTACTGATGAAGGAGTAACATTTGATAAGAAAGTTATTGCCGAACTGATAATGAAATATTGTCCTGATTGGCGTAGAGTACTCAATGAACTACAAAGATATTCTATTAGTGGTACAATCGACTCTGGTGTTCTTGACAACTTATCAGATACAAACTATAATAACTTATTCGGTTTCTTGAAAGAGAAAGACTTTAAGAAAATGCGACAATGGGTTGCAAACAATATTGATGTAGATTTTTCTGTCATTATACGAAATGTCTATGACAAGATGGAAGAAGTTGTAGATGGTTCATCTATACCTCAACTCGTTCTTATACTTGCAGACTATCAATATAAGAACGCCTTTGTTGCAGACCACGAACTAAATACTGTTGCATGTCTAACGGAGATAATGGCCAATGTCAAATTTAAATAACATACCTAAACCTAAACCAAGAATTGGTTTCACTTGTTCAACATTTGATTTGTTTCATGCTGGACATGTAGCGATGTTAAAAGAATGTAAAGCAAACTGCGACTATCTGATTGTAGGTCTGCAGTCTGACCCAAGTGTTGATAGAGAAGAAAAGAATAAACCTGTACAGAGTATCGTGGAACGATATGTACAATTGTCCGCTTGTAAGTATGTAGATGAGATTGTACCATACGAAACAGAGAAAGATTTGTTAGATTATCTTAAACTACACGAGAAAACAATAGATGTTCGTTTTGTTGGTCGAGAATATGCAGACAGAGATTTTACAGGTAGAGAATTATGTTCAACAGGTTATGTACCTGATGCAGACAAAATGCAACTATTTTTTAACACAAGAAGTCATGACTTCAGTTCATCTGAATTACGAGAAAGAGTATGCACCCACCAAGAAACTTAAGTTATTTTAATCGTACTGTAAATCTTGATATTAGTAATAAATGTATATTACAATGTCCTGCATGTGATAGACAGGTAGATAAGAGTATGGTTACTAGAGCTCGTGATATTACTTTAGATGATTACCAAAAAATTATTGATGTCTTTCCAAATGTAATGTTGTGTGGTCAAGTATCAGACCCAATATATCACCCAAAGTTTTTAGAGTTATTAAAGATGTCTAAAGTTTTAAAATACTTAGGTGTTTCAACAAATGGTTCTGGTAAAAAAACACAATGGTGGAAACAGGCATTTGAGATAAGTATAGAAAACAATAACATGAACTGGCGTTTTGCACTTGACGGTTTACCGAATGAAAGTCATATCTATAGAATAAATCAAGACGGTGAATATGTATGGGAAATAATGAAACTAGGAAAAAGTATGGGAGCGAATATAACATGGCAGTACATACCTTTTCTTTACAATGAAGACCACATAGACGAAGCTATACGAATGGCAAAAGAACAAGATATAGAATTTATGTTGAAGATATCAAGTAGACACCCAGAGGGAATGGTCCCAAGTAGAGAGGAATTAAAAGTTGACAGAATCGCAGTTGAAGACTAAATTAAAACCTAAATGTGTTTCTGAAAAAGAACCTGCATTAACAGCCGAGGGTTTCTTTTTACCTTGTTGTTGGTGCGATAGAAGAAACAAATACTTTAAAGAAAAGGGTTTTTTAAATCCAGAGTTACATATCTCAAATGTCAATGATATTGTTAGTGAAATATTTAATTCACAAACATGGGTTGATTTCTTTAATGAAATACAGTATAATGGTGATTATCCATCTGTATGTGAAGAACATTGTGGTATAAATGAAATAACAAATACAAAGGTTATAAAATGAATCCATTTGAATACTTAACTGCAATCAACGATACTAAAAAAGATATTATGGTTGATGACCTTGCAGAGAAACAATACAACGGTTTCATGGTCAATCGTGGACTATCTTATTTTCAAGATACAGTTCTTATGGCAAATGAAATGAATGTCAATCATCACATTGATAACAGGTTACAATTTTCGTTTTTTATAAATATTATTAGACCACGGAAACGATTTAGTAAGTGGTTTAAACCTGAAACAGAAAATGATGTGGAAGTAATTAAAGAATATTATGGATATAGCAACGACAAAGCAAGACAAGTCCTTCGCTTATTTTCCAAAAAACAAATAGAACAATTAAAAGAAAAGGTATATAAAGGTGGAAGAAAGTAATCTTATAGAATGGACACCTAATTCAATGCTTGAAGTAGTATTGAATGAACCAGACGATTTCCTAAAAGTTCGTGAAACACTTACAAGAATAGGTGTAGCTTCAAGAAAAGATAAGAAGTTATATCAGTCATGCCATATACTACATAAACAAGGCAGATATTTCATTGTACATTTCAAAGAACTATTTTTACTTGATGGTAAGAAGTCAGACTTAGAAGAATCTGATATCGCAAGACGTAACACAATCGCACAACTTATGAGTGATTGGGGATTAATTACAATAGACAGTAATATAAAACTAGACCCTCTTGCACCATTAAGACAAATCAAAATCATCTCATTTAAAGATAAGGATGATTGGGAATTGTGTCCAAAATACAATATCGGTAATAAATTGAATTAATGTGGAACGAAAAGAAATTTATAGAAACATGTGATAAGAATGTTGAATTAATTTCAAAAGCCTATAAAAAAGGTAAAGGTCCTTTAAAACTAAATTCTTATTTGCATTTTGAACATTGGCATGATAAATGGTGGAATGATTTTAATCACTATGTTTATGAAACTAAACATGAAAATAAAATTGTTATGGGTCAACAAAGACTTAATATAGGATTTATAAAATTTCGATTAAAAAATATTAATGAAGAAGTGCCTAATATTCCTATAGTAAGGGCTTTTTCAGAACATCTATTTTCAAAAGTATTTAAATCACATTTAATCGCTGGTTGGATAAGTGAAGAAGTATGTGATTTGGGTACTGATTGGCACGAAGATTATACTCAAGAAACACCTACATATTTAATTTGTTTAAATTTAATTGGTGATACAGATTGGGAATTTGATGGTTATTCTAATATTAGTTTATCTACAGGTGAAATATTATGTCAAAATGGAAGCTGTGCTCATAAAGTAGAACCTAAAGGTAAAAGAATAACCTTAGCTGGTTATTCAAAAATAAGCGATATTATCATATAAAATATTGACATTTAATCAATTCTAATATATAATTTGTATATATAGTAATGAGTACCGAGTTATCGGGCTCTATTCTACAACCTTGCTTTTATTAGGAGGAAACTATGGTAAGCAATACTTTTACGTTCCCACGAGGGGCGTTTGTCGGTTTCGACCACATCTTCAATGATTTAGAACGAATGGCAACTTCTCATCAGAAGGACCATTACCCACCTCATAATGTGGTGAAACTGAATGATGACCAATTCATTATAGAATTGGCACTAGTTGGATTTAAAGAAAAAGATTTAGACATAGCGGTGCATGATGGCATCTTAACCATCAAAGGTAATAGAGAACACCGTAGAAATCAAGAACTTTATGTTCATAAAGGTATCAGTGGACGAAAATTCGAAAGGTCATTTAGACTATCCGAATTTGTAGAAGTTACTGGAGCATCTCTTGAGGATGGTCTTCTTTCAATTAGTTTGGAGAAAATAATACCAGAAGAGAGGCGTCCCCAAAAAATAGCAATTAATCAATCTATTAAGGGGAAAAAACAAGATGACAACAATGCTAAACTACTCAATGAGTCCGACTGAAAAATACTTTCTTAACAAAGTATCAGATAAACTCTTTGGCATTCACTTCGGTGCGAAAAGTAAAATCGAAAAACAAGCAGAGGCAGCTAGAGAGTTCGCAAGAGCTGAAGGCGTATCTGTGGGCGATATCTTAGTCGCTATTAATCGTGCTTCTTATTCAAAACTGAAGTAGTTCGTAAAAGGTGGAGTTTTTTTACTCCACCTCTTTACTTTTATGAAAGAATATTGTATAATTATATTATGAAGTTTTACACATCAGTCAATCGTTATGGTAATGATATATTGTATCGTGGATACAATTATGGTAGACAAGAAACATATCGAGTCAAACACTCACCAACTCTCTACTTACCATCAAAAGAAAAAACACAATTAAAATCTATCTTCGGTCACAATCTAAAGAAACAAAGATTTGACACAATGCGAAGTGCATCTGACTTCGTACGAAGATATCAAGATGTTGAAGATTTTCCTATCTTCGGCACAACTAATTATCTACACGAATTCATCACACAAAAGTTTCCCAATGACATTGAGTTCAATATAAGTGATATCAATGTTGTTAATTTTGATATAGAAGTCGCAAGTGATGATGGTTTCCCTACACCAGAAGAAGCGGCCTATCCTATTATATCAATTGCAGTCAAGTCAAGTAAATCGGATATCTATCAAGTATGGGGTCTTGGTGATTATGATGCAGAGAAAACAGTACTTGATAGACTAAAAGGTAAAATCAATTATGTTAAGTGTATGACTGAACAAGACTTGATTGGTAAGTTTCTTATGTATTGGAATAAGAATATGCCTGACATTCTTACTGGTTGGAACATAACATTCTTTGACATACCATACTTAATCAATCGTATTCGCAATACAATAAGTGATAAGGCAATTCGTGAATTATCACCTTGGAAATTAGTAAAGGCAGAAACATCTTTTCAGATGAATAAAGAACTACAAACTTATGACATTGTTGGTATACAACAGGCAGACTATCTTGACTTGTTTCAGAAGTTTGGGTACGGTATATTTGGTAGACTAGAATCATACAGACTTGACCATGTTGGACATGTTGTATTAGATGAACGTAAATTATCATATGAAGAATTTGGTAATCTATACACATTATACAAAGAAAATCATCAGATGTTTATTGATTATAATATCAAAGACGTTGAGTTGGTAGATAGACTTGACCAAAGACTTAACCTCATCTCCTTGTGTCTTACAATCGCATACAAGGGTGGTGTGAACATAGAAAATGCATTTGGAACAACTGCGATATGGGAATCTATTTTGTATCGTAGAATGTTAAGTAAAAATATTATGTCACCAGTCAATCGTATTAAAAAGGTTGAATATAATATAGTAGGCAATCCTGGCACCGAAACAAAAAAGATTGCAGGTGGTTATGTAAAAGAACCTCAAGTCGGCGAACACAAATGGGTTGTATCATTTGATTTGAATTCTCTATATCCTAATATTATTGTGCAACAAAACATTTCACCAGAAACAATCGCTGAACCAAGATTTCCACAGAGTATCAAACATTATCTAGATTGTGATAGAAACAAACCTATAAGTGATAAGTATGCAGTTTGTTCATCAGGTGTTGCATTTAAAAAAGACAAACTTGGTATTATCCCAGAGTTGATTGTTGACTTCTATCAAGAAAGAACTGAAATCAAAAAAGAAATGTTGAAGGCACAATCTGACTATGAAAGAACAAAAGAAAAAGAACTACAGTATGAGATAAACAAATTACACAACAGTCAATACACAACAAAGATTCTTCTTAACTCTTTGTATGGTGCAATGGGTAATCAATACTTTAAATACTTTGACAATGCACTTGCAGAGTCTGTAACTTTGACAGGTCAGACTGTTATTCAATGGGCTGAGAAAGCAATCAATGAGAATATGAATAAGATGTTAAAAACTGATGATGATTATGTGATTGCAATTGATACTGACTCCGTATATATTAATATGGAACCATTTGTTAGTAAATTCAATCCACCAAACCCTGTAGAGTTTCTTGATAAAATATCTCAAGAACATTTTGAACCTCTACTAAAAAAATCATTTGACGAGTTTTATTATGTAATGAATGGTTATCAACCTCGTATGGAAATGGCTCGTGAAGTAATCGCAGACAAAGGTATATGGACTGCAAAGAAAAGATATATTCTGAATGTACATAACTCTGAAGGCGTACAGTACACCGAACCTAAATTAAAGATGATGGGTATTGAGGCGATTAAATCGTCAACACCAGAGGTTGTTCGTGATAAGTTTAAAGAAGTATTTAAACTATTGATGACTGGTACAGAATCAGATGTACAGAAGTTTATTGCAGACTTCAAAGAAGAATTTAGTAATATGGGTCCTGAACAGGTTTCATTCCCTCGTAGTGTTCAGAACATTACAAAGTGGAAAGACAATAGAACTATCTATATGAAGTCAACACCAATTCATGTTCGTGGTGCCTTATTGTATAATCATCATATAAAAGAAAAAGGTCTTGACAAGAAGTATGAAATGATTAAAGATGGTGAGAAGATTAAGTTCTGTTATCTCAAACTACCAAATCATATCAAAGAAAATATAATCACATTTCCAAACCATTTACCAAAAGAACTTGACTTACACAAATATATAGATTATAATACACAATACAACAAAGTGTTCGTAGAACCATTGAAATTAATATTAGATGCAATCGGTTGGAAAACTGAAGCAGTTAATACACTTGAGGACTTTTTTACATGATAAACTTATATAATGCAGATTGCATAGAACAAATGCAAAAGATGATTGACGAGGGAATACAAGTAGAATCTGTCGTTACAGACCCACCATATGAATTAGGGTTTATGGGTAAGAGTTGGGATTCAACTGGTATTGCATTTCAAAAAGAAACTTGGGAACTTTGTTTACAGTTATTGAAACCAGGCGGACACTTACTCGCATTTTCAGGAAGTAGAACTTATCATAGAATGGCCGTTGCGATAGAAGATGCAGGATTTGAAATCAGAGACCAGATTATGTGGATATATGGAAGTGGATTTCCAAAGAGTTTGAATATCGGTAAAGCGATAGATAAAAAACTAGGTAAAGAAAGAGAAGTTATTGGTAAAGGTAAACCTATGAGTTCACTAGGAGTTATGCATGATGACGACTGGCAGAGTGATAGTGAGTATAATGAAACAAAAGGTAACTCTGAATATGAGGGTTGGGGAACTGCACTCAAACCAGCACACGAACCTGTTGTGATGGCACGAAAACCATTTAAGGGAAGTGTTGCTGATAATGTATTGAAACATAGAACTGGTGCGATTAATATTGATGAGTCTAGAATATCATTATCAGAAAATGATGACTCAAGACTAGGTGGTAAAGGCACTTGGAAAACTGATAAGATGGCAAAAGATGTTTATGAAGGCGGATATGATGGTACAGAAACAGGTTCAAGTGAGTTAGGTAGATTTCCTGCTAATCTTATACATGATGGTAGTGATGCTGTAAAAGATATATTTCCACACACTAAAAGTGGAAAAATGAAACAACATATAGAGGGTGGACAGTATAATGTATATGGTAAAATGTATCCAAGAGATGTTGAAACTTATGGTGATGAGGGTTCAGCTGCAAGGTTTTTCTATAGTGCAAAAGTTTCCGCTTCAGAAAGAAATAAAGGTATGGATAATGAACAAGACCCAAGAGGTAGATTTCCTGCTAACATTATACATGATGGTAGTGATGTTGTAAAAGATATATTTCCAAATAATAAAGCAGGTTCATATAAAGGTGATGGTTCAAAATCTGGTGGTATATGGAGTAAATCAACTGGACAACCAGCAGGTAGAGAGTATGGTGATGAAGGTTCTGCATCAAGATACTTCTATAGTGCAAAAGTTTCCGCTTCAGAAAGAAATAAAGGTCTAGAACATTTAGAAACAAAACAAACTCAAGGTGGTGGCGGTGGTATTGGTGATTATAAAAATGATGTTAATTCTGCATCTGGTAAATATGGTAGTGAGAAAGCACCGAGTAAAAACACACACCCAACAGTCAAACCTGTTGATTTAATGAAATACTTATGTAGACTTGTAACACCAAAAGGTGGTACTGTACTAGACCCATTTATGGGTAGTGGGTCAACAGGTATTGCGGCCAAATCACTTGAATTCAATTTCATTGGCATAGAAAGAGAAAAAGAATATTATGATATTGCAAGTGCGAGAGTAAATGCTTCATCACCTTTAGATGAGTTTTTCTCTTGACTATTTTGTCAACATCATATATAATTAACCAATGATTAATCTAACAATATTTGAAAGTCGGTATGACAACAAGACCGACAAAGTATTGACTTTGGATTCTTTTGATGAACTAGAGTCATTACTTTATAAACTATCTGAAAAAGAAATCAATAGTAAGAATGATGCACATCTTATATCACCATCTTCTTACATAGAAAACACAACAAGAAAAAATGATAATGTTGTATCGTGGTCGTTCGCCATGGTTGATGTTGATGAAGTACAGATAGACACTTCAGTAGAAGAATACATAAACGATATGTTTCCAACTTGGAGATATGTTTGTTATTCTACTGCATCAAGTACAAAAGAAAATCCAAAATTTAGATTAGTGTTTGCAATAGACCGAAAACTAGAAACAGATGATATCATTCCTTTCTGGTATGCACTACAACAAGCAATCGGTGATATGGCAGACGAACAGACGAAAGATAAAAGTCGTATGTACTATGTGCCTGCACAATATAAAGGTGCATATAATTTTATATTTTCTAGTAAGGGTAAAGAATTTATTAACACAAAATCGTTAATGAATAAATATCCTTACACAGACAATAAAGGTAAGGGTACCAACTTTCTAGACAGACTTCCTGAAGAATGGCGTAATCAGATTATAGACTATAGAAAAAACAAAGCAGATAATACTGACTTTGTATGGACTTCTTATCTCAATTGTCCTTTCTGGCCCCAGACTTTGGCTAGAGAGTATACTCACATTACTAGTACTGGTTGGTACCGTAAGATGTATCAGATTATGGTCGCAGTCGCCGGTAATGCGATAAAGAAGCAATATCCTATCACGCCAAAGGAAATTGCAGACCTCTGTAAACAATTTGATATGGCCACAGGTAAGTGGTACGAAAACAGACCACTTGAGTCAGAAGCCGATAGGGCGATTGAATATGTTTACAGAAACATGTAGTAACAACAAAGGAGTAATAATCTAATGTTAAACAAACTGTTTCGCTTTGACCAAGTAGAAACTTCTGTGAGAACAGAACTTCTGGCAGGTCTTGCGACATTTTTAACAATGGCTTACATTACTGTGGTAAACCCTGCTATTCTCTCAACAGAGGGTACAGGTATGGAATTCGGTGCAGTCTTTACTGCAACGATAATCGCCGCTGTAGTAGGTACATTGATAATGGGATTATGGGCGAACTGGCCTGTAGCTCTAGCACCTGGCATGGGACTCAATGCGTTTTTTGCCTTTGGTGTAGTATTTGGTATGGGTTATACTTATCAACAAGCCCTTGCGGCTGTGTTTATAGCAGGTTTAGTATTCATAGGTTTGAGTGTAACACCTGCACGAAAATGGATAATTAATTCCATTCCTCGGAGTATGAAATTAGGTGTCGGAGCTGGTATCGGTCTATTCCTCGCCATTATTGGACTTAAAAACGCAGGTATTGTTGTTGATAATCCAGCAACACTAGTAGGACTTGGTGATATATCAAGTTGGCCTGTATTATTAACTGGTTTAGGATTTGTTATTATGGCAGTCCTAGATAAAAGAAAAGTTCCAGGCGCCATTATTATTGGTATCTTGGCGGTTAGTATTATCGCATGGATATTTGGAATATCTGAACTAGGAGGAGTGGTTGGTTCCATTCCTAATCCAAGTCATGCTTTTAGTTTAGACTTCAGTCTAATCTTAACAGCAGGATTTATTGGAACTGCAT